AGGAACTAATGTCCCGCATCCGGCTAAACCTACTGTATCAATGAGGCAGTTCATTAAGAACAAGTAGAACAAGTGTTCGTGAATGTATATTTCAGCGCTCCGTTAATTGCAATTCTGTCGTCATCGTTACGATAAGCGTCAGCAGGGATCTGCCACAATCCAAAGTTGATAGAGATGATAATAGACCATCCTTTTTCAACTGTGTAAGAAGCACCTGAATACGCCTCTGTGATTGTTTGTGCGCAATCGTAATACTTCAACTGATAATCGAACGTCATAGGACGAACAGCACGACCAATATCATTGACAAGCGGCAAAGAGAATGTTCCGAATGTTGATGTCGGGAAAACTCCTGCTTTAAAGCCAGTGTATTTTTTGTACTGAATGAATTGAATTGAGTTTGGCTCAAATAATCCGACTGCGTTTGCATCAGATGAGAAAGCTGCAGTAGCTGCATCAATATCTCTCCAGAAATCCATACCTGACATTTGAAGTCTTGCATCGATTCCGTTTTGATTCGCTGTCGTTTGACCTGTCTGAGATTCCATTAGGTAATCCCATAGCAAACCTTCGCCAACGATCTGAGGACGACCTGAAAGGTTGTTCTTTTGAGCATCACGCAAAAGTTTTGTTAAGCCGGTCCCAAGTGCACGAACATCACCATTCTTTTCAATATTGACGGTTGTTGCAGCCGTAGAATTAGATACACGGTTGCGACCGAATGAAGTGAGTCCCCAAAGGTCTGTGTTCACTCCTTTGTAAAGAGCGTTACAACCACCCATAATCATGTTCATCATTTCTGCATACACAGTAGATGACGGAGTGCCACCTGTTGCCTGACGGTTTGAAGCGTCAGAGGTATAGGTTGCAATCGTTTCATCATCAATGTGAATAGCTAACTGACGAACATTTCCTACCGAAGTTGTGCCTTCAATACGTGCTGATGTTTGTTGTTGGTCGCACGATAACGCTGTGTCTGTTTGCGCTACCGTGAAAGGTTTACGATACCAGAAGTTAACGGTGTTTTTATGTCCGCTAGGCTCTGATGTGATATTGATCGCCGAAGGGTCGGAAGTGGTCAAAACCATCCCCGCTAGTCCGAATGCATCAATTTTAAATTGTGGGGTTGCTTCCTTTGTAATCTGTGAAATGTCTTTCAACAGATAAGGAGCTATTCCATTTGCCATTTATATAATTATTTTTTTAACTAGCCGTCAGTTTAGCTATCTGAGCCTCCATTTCTGAGGCTGCATTACTCATGCTTTGTGGCAGAGCTTTTTCTGGTCCGGTAGTCATAGTTCTTTGAGTTGTTGTTTGTGTAGTGTCACCACCGCCACCTGATACTCGTAAAAGTTTGCCGTCCGTAATCACTGAATCGAGTAGCTTTTTAAACTGAACGGGCTGGTTCTGGTCAAATGCTTCTGTTCCTGTGGTTGTGACAACCTTAAATAGATCTGCTGAATCGGGCGAGTATTGTTTAACCCAACCTTTTTCAGCAAGTAGTTTGTTTAGTTTTGTGTCTGCTACGATTTTGGCAGTTTCTCTGTCCATGTTATCGGTAGCATAGTTGTATGATTCCAATATTAAATTGTAATCTTTCGCTTGCATCTTACCTAAAAGTTCATTCTCTTTCGCTTTTACTAGCTCCGTAGAATTGGTTTTTTCCTGTAAGATGGCAGCGTTCAGTTTTTGGATTTCAGAAAGCAATGTTTCTTTATCCTTACTCGAAGTACCTTTCTTTTCGTATTCGTTTCGCAGTTCGTCCCGTAAAGCGGTCAGCTTTTTATTGGTACGGTCTGCGGTTTTTACCTTTCCTTTTGACTCATCCGACAACTCGAATTCGTCTGTCATTTTTTCAATTAAAGCGTCGATTCCGTTCAGCTTTGTTGCAAGGTATTCGTCCCCGATTTTGCCCTTGAAATGTTCTAACAAAGAAGGATTATTCTTTGCTGAATCCATGTTCATAAGGTTATTAAGAAGTACGTTTTTCAAAGTAGTGTCTACTTCGATTTTTGCAAGGGCTTCGTTAGAACGGATAGTTTTTAACGCTTCATTCGTTTCGGGGTCAATACCCGCTCCCTTTGCAAGACTCACGATTAACTCGTCTAAGTTTGCCATTTTGTTGTATAAATTGTTTACACAAAAATCCATTTATTGCTTGGTGAATTGGTCTTTTTTTTATATTTGTAATAGTTTCAAACTACTACAAATGGCAAGACCACAGATACATGATTGCAGTAAACATTTAATCACATTGTGCCCCGAAACAAAACAGATAATTTTACATAAGTTAGCTGAAATGAGTACGGATCGGGCTTCAACATCTTACTCCGATGTGATTAATAAAATTGTGAATGAGTATGATGAAATTAAAAAGGGGAAAGCGGCATGAACGATTGGAAGGGAAATGAAATAACTGTCGGAATGATTGTTTCAAAAATTAGATACAAAAACTGGTATGAGGGCGGAAAGATTTCTTTGGGTTTTATGTCAAGTGATGGAATAGAATTTATTGGCAAGACCGTTTACCAAGAAGACAATTATTTTTGGGATGTTGTTGAAACAGCGAGAATAACAGAGCCTTCAAATACTTTTACAATGATGTTTGATCCTAATGCGATAGGCTCTGTTCCAATTAATCATATTGGAGGCTTTCAATTACATTGCAACGCTTTTGAGATTATCTGTATTCAAGGGATATCCGATAATATGGACGAATTTTTCAAGAGTTTAATTAGTGTCAACTAAACCTATCCCTCAACTCTTTCGGAACAACCACAGCAGGAACAGGAATTATCTGATGTCCGCATTTATGACCGCCCCGATAAATAAAGAAGTTAGTGGCGTTGGTATTGTCAAACATTCCTACGGGCAATCCTTTTTTACTTAATGGTATTTGTTTGCCATCAATTTCACCTCGAAGTAATGCAGGAATTTCACTCACATGAAAGTATCTTTTTTCTACCATGTGTACACAAAAATCTCGTGAGGTAGTAAGCAAAGAACCTAAATACTGAAACCATTCTAGCCCTAAATCATCGGTTACCGCTTTAATGTATTGAGCGTTGTACTGATGAACGGCATCGATAACAATCTTCTGACTTTCGGAAATCATGTAAGGAGAATTACCCTTCACCCCTTCCACTATTTCACCATGTAACACCCGGATTAAATCTCCATACGAACCGCCTGAACCAATGTTTGCTTTCAGTACGTTCATTATGGACGACTTCATTCCGACACCGACCTTTGCCTCTGTGAGTGCATCGATGGTTAAAGCCATGTTCACCTTCTTAATCTCTTCGAGTGTTTTGAAGGGCTTGAATTCTGCGAAGGTGGCGGCTAAGTATCTGTTATTTAGAATAGAAACCGTTTCAAATACTTTTGAGAATTCAGCTACTTTTCTCTGGTAACTATCCGATAAAATTATTTTGTCAAGTTCTGCCGAAATTTTTAAGAGCAGCTTTTGATTGGCAACATTGATTTTAATGTTTCCGTTCCTGCGGTCCAATTGAGAAACAAGGTCTACCACTTTATCGTAAATCCGTTTTTGTTCCACAGGCAATGAGTCGATAAATTTAATTACCGACTCATCTAAAACCTTTAAAAGTGTGTTAACTGTTGCTTGGGCCATTGTTTTGAGCCATATCTGTTACGTTTGCCTGAACAGAATTTACCTTAATAAAATCTTTAGCGTATTTAGAAATGATTTCTTTTTGCTTATTTAAGTCAAGGCGTACAAAGTCTTTGTTTTCAAATACGGCACGTTCAATAAATTCTTTGATGTTCGCATGAATTACGCCCGACTCTTTACTAATCCAGCCTTGAGAATTATCTGATATGATATCGTCTGAACTTCGTCCGGCTAACGGGTCAAGGTCGTACATTAGTTTTACTTTGTCTGCGATGTCAGGATTAGCATTGAAAACACGCTGCGCATATTCAACCTCTGCATGAATGACAATGACAGGATTAAACTTACCGTCTTTCATTTTCTGAATATCTGCGGCTATGGCTGAATCGGTTGCAATGTCGTATTTAACAGGAACGTTAATTACAGGTAGCATTAAATCCCGTTTCTCTTGGTCGGGAATTAAAACCGAATATCTCCAATCGCTCGTTAACTCAATAGTCGCATCGGTAATATAAACGATATCTTCTGCAATAGCCCCTACAAAGTTATTTGCCTCTGAGCGGTCCCATTCTTTAGCAAGCCCTGATTGGTTTAACGGAGTTGTATCTAGGTGTTCCATGTTCACCGACTTCAATGCTTTGTAGAGATGCTTGTCTACTCTTACATCTTGTATCTCGATGGACTTGGTATCTTTCTCAATAAAACCACCTACAGGAGTTGGTGGCGGGTTGGTTCCTGCTTTGGTTTCTTTTAAATTAATGACCGTCGTTTTATACGGACTATTTGGAAGCCCGCCACTTCCTTCGCAGGATTTACAACTACGACTACCGGGCGAACCGTCAGCTTTTGGTATCTTGCCTGTTCCGTTACACTTGCCGCAGAACTGAGAGCCGTAGATCCACGGAGTAGGAAACATCGACTGAACGACACTACCCTGTAAATCGCTGTACTCCCTTGCTGCTTCATGTAAGTACGGAAGCATGGAGTGTAAACGACTTTTGTATAATGTGTGCTTACTTGTTTCTTTGTATACGATACCACGGAAACGAACTACGGGTAGTTTCTTTGTTACATTTGGAATCTCATCGATTAGATAGGTATTGTTAGAGTTTTGTTTGTAAACTAAAACAAATTCCTTATCTGCGTAGATGTAGACATTCCCCTCATGCGATTTTCCATTTTCAGTATAAACGTACTTTTCTTCGCTCTTGACAAAGCACCATTCATCGTTGACGTAATCAATTACGTTTGGAGAATTATAAATTACTCCGTACGGTTTTAAGTATTCGTTTTGTTTGGCAAGTTCTGCAGGGTAAATTAACTCAAATGCGTTCGGGTCAATTAGAGTTTGTTTATAGGCAACAGACCAAATCCAATTATCAACTGAGGTGTGCTTTGGATATTCAAAGACGCAGTAATTTTCCAACGATTCTTTTTCTGATATCGTACTCAGTTTTTCTCCTTTGGAAAAGTCAATCGAATAATCGGTAGCTTTTCTAATCTTGCTGACTGAGTTAAAGACCTTTTCCACCACGCCCTGAGTTGGTGACTGAAATATCTTTTTTCGATAGTCTTTGATTTCTGAGCTTTCGGTTGGTCGTGCTTCATCGATTAATTTTGCAGGATAAAGACCGTCCGCATGAATACGCAGGTCTTCATAGTACTCAACACTTAATTTATAAAATGGGTGCGTTTGCTGTAAATCAGTCCACGCTTTAAATTGATCTTGGGTAGGGATCATGCAGCTACTTTTTGTCTTTCTTTTAGAATGTTTATTTTTGATTGTATCTGATAGTATGGTGTTTTAATTCCGTACGCATGATGATACATACCCGTTAAATTATTATAGATTCTTTTTGTGTTTGGATGATTAATGTCGCCACCGGCAGAGATGAGATAGTATTGATAAACATACTCCTCTTTTTTCAGGTCCTTAAAATAGTTGCCCTGCCAGAACGAAGGCTCCCATTTAATGTAATCGACTTCGTGCCCCGACAAAGCAATCCCCATCATCAGATACGGCTCGTCCGGTACGGCGTGAGAGAATTTACGGACCGATAGTTTGTTGTCATCGTAAACCTTTTGAGCATTCTTAAAAATAGAATCCGAAACTTTTCCCTGTTCAAAGTAAATAACCTCGCTACTCACATCTAAGACCTTTTCAGCTTTATACATGGCGTGAGCCTGTGATAGTGGCAACCAATCGTAATCGGATGCAGGAGCATTGACCGCTACTTTATAACCTCTGTTTGCTATCTCAAATTGCTTTCCTTTTAGTAGCATAAATAAGTCAGAAGGTGAGCGTTCAGGACACCACTGCATGTCCACGTCACAATACAATGTCTTTTCAAAAGGAGTGATTTCGTTTAAGTGAAGTTTGAATTTCATGTAATCCTTTCCGTGAACACCGCTTACCCATTTCTCGTCAGCCTCTATGATAATATCAAAGATTTCTTTTTGATACGGCTCTAACATATTAAGCGACCCATGTGCAATGACAATAGCAAGCGGGATTTCAGGGTTTTTTACTTTCCATCCCACCGCAAAACTAAAAGCATAAAATCCATACATCGGATGCCCGAAAGCTCCTATTAAACCGCCTTGTGGTAATTTTTTTTTCATTATTTTGAGTAAATAGTTCCTGTTGTTTTTCTTAATTCGATTCTTGCTCTTGACAAATTATTTATTCCGTCCTTATTCCATTCAGGTTTATAGTTCTGCAGCTTCACAAAATAACTTACCCCGTCAATGGCAAAAGAACTGCATTGCATCTGCGCAGTAATCGTGTCGTGAGTGTTTTCGTCTACCTTATCAAGTAACCCTGTGTAGTACTTTTCACGTTTGGAATAAACATTTATTCTGCTGCCGTCAGATGGTTCGTAGTCGTCCGATGCATAAGGATATTCAGGATTGAATTTTAAGAACCGCATCCGATGTGATAACTGAAAGTTGGACCATAAAAAACCAAGTGAGGTCGTATTATTATCTCCCGATGCTGCAATTAATTTTGTGCATGGGTGCGATTCTTTAACAACAAAACAATTAGAAAGATACACGGTCGATGTACACGGGTCGGTAACTTTTATTTGAAAGCAACCGTCTTCTAAAAGACCCGTTAAACTGATAGTAACATTAACTCTGTCCTTTACATAACTTACATCGCTTTCGGCAACCGCGTCGTGAATAGTAGTGCCTTGTAAATCCACTACCTCAACTCCGTAGTCTAAGGCTAATTCATAAGCAGAAAGGTAAGTAATACATCCATCGAAATCAGTACTTGGTATTATGGATAAATCGCTTCCGTTAACCGCCAAATCGTAATAAGTGAATGTTCCGTTTTGTATAATTGTACCCGCTCCATTGAGTCCAATGAAAACCACCGCAGAGCCTGCCGTCATATTTTCAACACGGACCTGAACTCTGAAATAAGCTGAACCTACAACAACGGTATTTAATATTGCAGGAATAACAATCGCATCCACATCTCCTGCGGCGTGGCACATTGCACCCGCTCCAATTTCCCATCCTGTGGCAACTGTTGGAATGCAATCGACCGCTTGAGTGACTTGGATATTATCTAAAACCAAAGAGCCGTCAGAGCCGCCGTTTTGAGTGAAGTACATAATAGCATCAGCTCCACAAACAAGGTTAAAAGTATAATTTCCGTCTGCTGTTATGCTTTGTAGCGCGCCACCTGAACCTAGAAAAACAGCTAAAGTTAATCCCGAAGTTGAGGTATAATCGCGAACTGAAAACGAAACACTATAAGTTGCCCCTGCTACTAGTAAAAATAAATCCTGAGTAATCCGTTGTTCTGTTCCGCCTGTTGCAGCATAGGTTAATTTAGCCCCGCCCGAAGCATCCCATGTCCAATTTGAGCCTGCAGTCCAATCAGATAAGTCCGTATTAAAAAAAGGATTCTGTACTGTTATCGCAGAACCGCCTGTAGCTGAAAAGGTAGGATTGCAAAACAACTCGCCCGTACACGGAGCGTTGAGCATCTGCAAATAAAGATTGTCGTTGGTATTATAAAGTGCGCAATAGGTTTTACTGTTGACTACTAAACAAGTGTCATCGGCAACAGGAGAAATATTGATCGGCTGATTGGGTATTGCCTGAATGGCCATTTAAGAAATATCATAAACGTGACTTTTAAATGGTTTGGTCTTATGGACCCGTTATTTTGTGATGCAGGTACAGGTACCTATTTTTTTCTCTCTACGATAAGCGTCCCCATTGTATCATAACTCATTTTGATGGTTTGCTGTTCAAAATCTTTTATCTCGCTACTTCCACACACCTCTTGTTCGTCTGCGATAATATTGGGGTTATATTCAATATACTCTCTTGTAGAATCCCCCTGAGTGTATATTTCTTTAACATGGGTGGTATACACCCTAGTACAATCAGCACATTTTTTACATCCGTAAATTCCGACAATAAAGATAATCAGTAGTATGTTTCTCATTTTGAGCGTTATTTAGGCTATAAATATACAACTATTTTTATTATCTGTTCAAATTTTTACTTGAGTACAGAATCATCTTTGCGCTGTGGTTGTTGTGTTTGAACGAACTGATAAATCCGCGCCTTCCTGTACCTCCTGACATAGCAAACCCTAAAGCTCCCTTTGGATTGGCTTTTATGGCTTGAAACTGAGTAAATGTGATTGGGGCTTCAATTTCATGACGAAGTACCGGATAATCATCAGGGTTGTAAGTCTGAAATGACCCACCACCTGTTACGGCTGACGATACGCCGAACGTACTACCCTGACGAACTTTGTAGCCTCCGAATTGACCTGTAGTGTATATGCTTAATACAGCCACCTCGGTTGCGTCCATATTAAACGTCCCTGATGTGGTTACGTTAAAAACCTTTGGAGATTCCGATGCAAAACTAAATCCAAATCCCGCACCCGAGAACAAGGGAATAGTCCGCAACAATGTCCCGCCAAATCCTGTATCATATATTTTAATCGATGGGGCAAATGTTACAAAAGAATAAGCCGAACCAAAAAGAATAGCTGCCTGATTCGTGTACAAATTAAGATTAATATTAAATGTATAAACTCCTGTTGACGGTGCCGTGTATTGACTCTGCGAAGCGTCGTAATTATTATTATCATCAAAATACGGTGGCGTAAAATCGTCCTCAAATAAAACAGGCTCTCTTGTCCCGCTTGCTGCCCCATAGCTGGAATCTAGTGTCGACACCGCTAAA